CCTACGAGGCCGCAGTTTGGCGGGCGTGGTGCTGGACGAGGCTGCTTTTATGGGCAGCGACGTGTGGTTTGAGGTCATCCGACCCGCCCTCGCCGACAAACAGGGCTGGGCCTTGTTCATTTCGACCCCAGACGGCACTGCGAGCTGGTTTTACGACCTCTGGTGCTATGCGGACGAGGGTGACGACGACTGGCAGCGGTGGCAATTCACGACTATTGAAGGCGACAACGTCCCCAAAGACGAAATCGAGGCTGCCCGAGGCCAACTTGACGCTCGAACCTTCCGCCAAGAGTTCGAGGCATCGTTTGAAAACCTCTCCGGCCTGGTCGCCGTGAGCTTTTCGGACGCCAACATCGACAAACAGGTCCAGGATTTACCTGTTTTGCCCCTGCTGATTGGGGTGGACTTCAACGTGGACCCGATGAGCGCGATCTGCGCGGTGAAAAAGGGCGACGTTCTCTGGGTTTTCGACGAAATCATCATGCGCGGTGGCGCCACCACCTGGGATCTCTGCGAAGAAATCCAAAACCGCTTTGGCGTAGACCGCCGGATTATCACCTGCCCCGACCCAACGGGCGGCGCCCGCAAAACCGCCGGCGTTGGAGCAACAGACCACAACATTTTGCGCAAATCGGGCTTCACGGTGTCGAGCCCCCGCAACCCGTGGAAGATCCGGGACAAGATCACGTGCGTCAACACCGCCCTTTTGGACGCCAGCAACACCCGGCGCCTCTTCATCCACCCCCGCTGCGTGGAGCTAATCAAATCTCTTCGCACATTGACGTACGCACCCGGCACGGGCCTTCCCAACAAAAATCTGGGCGTAGACCACGCATTCGACGCACTGGGCTACATGTGCCTGCAAGTTTTCAACCTGGCAAAACCGGAATCTTTGGGCAAGACGAATTATCGTGTCTGGTAGCTGGTACTAATCCAATGCCCGGTCACTACGGCCACGGAACCAAGAAAAAGCCGAAAGGTAAGAAGAAAGGAGGTAAGAAATAGTGGCCAAGCGCGGGCTGTACTCAAACATCCACGCGAAGCGCAAGCGCATCAAAGCCGGCAGCGGCGAAAAGATGCGCAAGCCTGGGTCTAAGGGCGCCCCAACAGCAAAAGCCTTCCGTCAATCTGCCAAAACCGCCAAAAAGAGGAAAAAGTAATGGCCCTGACCGTTACCCGTGGCACCAACCTTGTTGAGCACCACGAATCGACCGCGCTAACCGCCGTAAACGACGCTTTTGAAGTTCACGCGGACAGCAGCGAGTATTGCTTTGCCGCCGTCGTGTCAGGCGGCGCCAACTTCACGCTGGCCTTCGAGTCCAACTTCAACGGCGGTAGCGAATGGTTTGAGGTTGATACCAGCAAGACCATCAACACCAACGGTCAAAAGATCTGGTATTACACCGGCAAACCTGCCAATCGCATCCGTATGCGGATTTCGGCCATTTCTTCTGGCACTCCCAGCGTGGTTCCCCACATCGGCGTTGCCTATCACGGTTAATGATCCAGACAGTCTCCGGCGGATGTGTACACATAGAGATTGATGCCGAAGAGGGCACCACATCCGCCACTTTTGTCTTCAAAACACCCAACTCACCCGAAACCTTGGGCGGTTTTATTACAAAACTCGCCCACGGCATAGAAGTATTGGTGCCAATCGAGGATCTCGACGATGAGGAAGACGACGACGATTAAACAACCTGTCAAAATGAGTGCAAAGTAGGAGTCAAGCCGTGGTCTACAGCGCCAACATCCCACCGACTGGAGCTGTAGTCAGCGAGTCGCCGTTCGTCCGAAGCCTGGACGTAATTGCGATGATGCCCGACTGGGGCGTGATGGCAGCAGTCACGCGTGGCACGAACTATTTGCGCGACCTGTGTGAGACATATTTGCCGCAAGAACCGCGTGAGGACGATGACGCATATCAAACCCGAGTAGATCGCAGCGTTCTTAGCCCGTACACAAGCCGTCTAATTGAGACGGCAGCCGGGGCAATTCTGCGCAAGCCCATCCATATCGAAGGCGACCCCTACTGGCTGGAGCTGAGCGACAACATTGACGGCCTTGGCTCTGACATCAACGAATATGCGCGTCGTGCGCTGATTAGCAGCCTTACTTACGGGCACAGCGCTGTTTTGGTTGATTATCCGAGTGCAATGGGCGCCCGGAACTTGGCGGAGGAGCGTGCACAGGGCCGTCGTCCGTACTTCATCCACGTCGATGCCCCCCAGATCTGGGGTTGGCGGCAGGCAAGCACGATGCCTGGCTCTCCTTTGACCCAGGTACGCATCCACGAGTACACGACCCGCCCGCTGAACGACTTCGGCGAAGAGCAAATCGAGCAGATGCGGGTGATTTACCCGGGTCGTTACGACCTGTACACGTTGGGCGAGGACGTAGTCGAGTTCACCGAAAGCGGCGGCTACAGCCTCGACCAGATCCCACTGGTGCCGATTTACAGCAACCGCCGGGGCATGTTGCGTTCTTTGCCCCCACTGCTGGACATCGCCAATTTGAACCTGACCCACTACCAGCGTCAGGCTGACCTCATTCACGCCCTCCACATCGCCGCAATGCCCACCCTCGTCCTAGAGGGCTGGGACGACACGACCGGCAGCGCAACGATGGGCGTCAACTACGCCATTGCCATGCAACCGGGCAACAAGGCGTACTACGTCCAAGCGGACGCGACCAGCTTCAACGCCCAGATGGAGGAAATCCAATCACTGGAGCAGCAGATGTCCACGTTGGGCGTCACGAAGCTGCTTGGGCAGAAGTTTGTGGCCGAGTCAGCTGAAGCGAAGCGTATTGACCAAGCCCAGTCAAATAGCGTGCTATCAATCATCAGCCAAGAGCTGGAGAGCGCTCTAAACCAGGCTTACGGCTTTGCTGCCGAATATGTGGGCATCGCACCCCCGACGATCAGCATCGACCGCGACTTCGATTACTACCGCCTGATCGGCCAAGACGTATCTGTGCTGGCCCAGCTCAGCCAGATGGGCAAGATCACCGACCAAATGCTGCTGGAGATCCTGCGCCGAGGCGAAATCCTCCCCGACAACATCAACATCGAAGAAGAACTGCAGGCAATCAAGCAGGAAACCCCCGAAACCCCGGCAGCTGATGCTGTTCCGGGTCAAGACAGTGAGCAGATGTCTGGCAACCAAGTCGATCGCCTCATTGAGCTGCTTTCCCGCTGATGGCCACCAAAAAGGAGCAATTAACGCTTGCCCAGGTCACAGCCCTGGTGCGTCTGACCCAAAAGGTCGAGGCGTTTAACAATTTGCTCTCTGGCGCGGGCAACCCAGACCTCACAACGGGCGAACGCGGCGACTGGTACATCAACACCACAACTAAGGAGCTATTTGGCCCCAAAACGTCGAGCTGGGGTGAGGGATTTGCGCTTGGAGTCGATGCGGAGACGAAGGAACAGCTAAGCGGTTTAACTGTCGGCGGAAACCTATTTGGTAGCGGCTCTGGAAGCTCGGCAACGATTGCGATTGGCACAGTCACTACAGGTGACGCGGGTACTGACGCAGAAGTCACGAACGCTGGCACCAGCACCGAAGCCGTTTTCAACTTCACGATCCCCAAGGGCGACACGGGAGCCACGGGTGCAACAGGCGCCACAGGCCCCCAAGGACCCCAAGGAGAGACTGGTGCAACAGGTCCGCAGGGACCACAAGGCGAAACGGGTGCACAAGGCCCACAGGGCGACACAGGCCCCACTGGCGCAACTGGAGCTACGGGCGAAACCGGCCCTCAAGGTCCCCAGGGTGACACCGGCCCACAGGGTGAAACCGGAGCCACTGGTCCTCAAGGTCCACAGGGCGAGCAAGGCACTCAGGGCACAGCCGGAACCGCTGCGACGATCACGATCGGCACTGTTACGACTGGATCCGCTGGTAGTAGCGCGTCTGTGAGTAACAGTGGCACCAGCACCGCTGCGATATTGAATTTCACGATTCCTAAGGGTGATACAGGAGACGATGCGGTGCTGACAGCAGGCGACAACATCTCAATTACGGATGGAGTTATCTCGGTTGCGACAGCAGCGACACTAGACGGTGGAACCTATTAGTTCTTTTGTTGTAAACTAGAAACGTCCATGTAATAAACAAAGTGCCTGAAGAACAGCAAGCAGCACCAACTCCTGTGGAGTCTGCTGCTGGTCAACCTGTGGTTGACAGCTCCGATCTGGCCGCCCAACTCGAAGCAGTCAAGGCAAAGAACGCGGAGCTTATTTCTGAGCGTCGCAAAGACCGAGAGAACCGCGAAGCCTTGCAAAAGCAGCTTGAGGAGTTCCGCGTCGCCCAAGAATCCGCCCAAACCCAAAAGCTGGCGGACTCTGGGGAGTTCCGAACTCTATGGGAGCAGGCGCAGGATACTGTTGCAGAGTTGAAGCAGCAGTTAGCGGAGCGCGAGGCAAAAATCTCCTCAATGGAGTCAAGTTTCACGCAAGAGCAACTGAAAGGGTCTGCAATCGCCCAGCTTTCACAGGCTGGTGCACTGGCCCCTGATCAGCTGTATCGTTTAGTGCAGGACAACCTTCGCGCCAAAGATGGACAGCCTGTGGCTGTTGTTGGAGGCGTTGAAGTTCCGGTTGGCGAGTATATCGCCAACTTAAAAAACCCCGGCAGTGGTTACGAGCATCATTTTGCTGCTACTAACCGCGCTGGGATGGGTGTAACGGGTAGTGCCCGTGCCACCGCCTTACCTGGCCAAGCCAACCCCTGGTCACAAGAGGGCTGGAATGTGACTCAGCAAATGATGATGCTGAACACTGACCCCGACCGTGCCCGGTTGTTGAAAGCCGAAGCAGGTAAATAGCCCCTGTGGGGCACTCCCGCAAACCCAATAGGAGCCCACAATGGCTGCCATTTCTGAGAACTATTCGGGAGGAACATTCCTCTCAAACCTGGTTACCCGCCCGGAATTTCTTCAGTACACCTCTGAAGGCATCTTCGAGCAATCGAAGTGGGTTCAGAGCGGCATCATCCAGCGCAACGCTGCACTGGACGCCCGTGCTGGCGGCACCCGCGTGCGCGTGCCTTTCTTCGATCCCATCAACCCGACCGAAGAACAGATCAAGTCTGATGCCACCTGGGGTACTTCCACCTCTGGTTATCTGACTCCTGCTCGCGCCACGGCTGACGAGCAGATCATGACCATCCTGCATCGTGGCTTCGCCTACGCCGCAGATGACCTCAGCAAGCTCGGCTCCGGCGCTGATCCTCTGGCTCACGTCCGCAACCAGCTGACTGCCGCCATCAACAAGCTGAAGACCGCCACCCTGAACGCCCAGCTGCTGGGTCTGTTCGGCGGCATCACCGGCGCCGGCGTCCTCGGCCCCAACCAAGTGGACAAGTCGTTCGCTGGTGTTCCCGCTTCGATGACCGAGAGCAACTATCTGAACGTTGCCAACGTGGTCGAAGCCAAGACCAAGCTGGGTGAGCGCGGCGACGAGCTTGACTCGATCGCAATGCACTCCAACGTTGCTTACTACCTGCAACAGGTTGGGATGCTGACCTTCAGCACCTCCGCTTTGGCTGCCTCTGGTGCCGTTGTGTGGGGCGGTGGCGGCGTGGGCGTCCAGCAAGCCGAAGTTCCCTTCTTTGCTGGTCTCCGCGTTGTTATCGACGACCAACTGACCAACCTGACCGGCGGTACTGCCACCCACGTGGTGAAGTATCCGGTCTATCTGTTCAAGTCTGGCGTTGTCAGCGAGGGCATTCAGCAGGATCTGCGCCTTGCTGCAGACCGCAACATCCTGTCCATGCAGGACGTGCTGGCTGTGGATTACCACTACGGCTACCACATCACCGGCACCAAGTGGGCCGCCTCTGGCGACAACCCCACCAACGCCGCAACCACCGGAAACCTGGGCGCCACCGCTTCCTGGAACCTGGTGTACAGCACCACGAAGATGATCCCCATCTGCCGTCTGCTGGTGAACACCCCGTTCGACACCTCTGCCTACTCCTGATCTGTAGGCATAAAAATGGCCCCCTTAACGGGGGCCTTTCTTTTTGTCTACTCAAGGCCAAGGCGAATCTTTTCTTGCCTCTCAAACACCTCAGCCGACTGGATCACCATCTTGTAGGACCGCAGGATGAGCTGATTAACCAGCGGATAGGAGATGCAGAGCTTTTCGCAGATCTCTGGGATGTTTGCGCCTTGTTCGCGCATTGCCTGGACCTGCTTAGCGACATCAGGCCATTTCCGAACTTTGCTCATGTCAGGTTCAGTGGCTTTTGTTTCCGCTGCCTTTACGGTGGATTCGGAATTGGCACTACGACGAGGACTCATGAGGTTTGTACGTCTCTTCGTACAGAAGGATAGCCAACGTTATTTTTTAGATCTTCCATACGGGGAGCACACGGAAGCTCAAGCTGCGCTGGAGATGGAGGGGGCGCACATTTATTACGCGTCATTGCTGCCGCCGGAACCTAAGCGATCAAGAAAGCTTTCCAGGGCGGCTAGACTCAGACAAAGGATGTATTGACTGTGGCCGCAACTATTGATGCCACTTTGAAGGGCGAGTCGGCCAACAGCTACGTGACGTTGGCTGATGCCAACTCATATTTTGAGACGGTGCCGGATTCGAGCACTTGGACGGACAAGACCGACGACCAGAAGAACCGCGCCATCATTTCCGCAACCCGCTGGATTGACGCGCTGAGCTTTTACGGCAGCCGTTGCACCGAGACCCAAGCCCTGAAGTGGCCCCGCGAGGACTACAAGGTTGACGGCATTGCCTGGGTCTGCACAGCAATCCCAGCGTCGATCAAGATTGCGACCTACGAGCTGGCTCGCGCCTTCGCCAACGACACCGACGCCATCACCGGAAGCACCGGAACGACTGGTCTTTACGAACAGGTCGAACTCGGCGAGCTGAAAGTGAAGTACAAAGACAGCTCCATGACCCCTGGCGTGGTCAACAATGTCTTTGACCTCTACCCCTGGCTTCAGACGTACCTTGGCCCTTACTGCATGGGTGGGGCTACTAATTACGCCGTTCGCCTATTCCGTGGCTGACATGGGCTTAATCGACTCGACATTTAAGCCTCTGCCTACTGCCCTAATCGGTGACTGGGGTCAGGACATTACGTACGTCAAGACCACTACGCCCCGCACTTACAACCCCACGACTGGCGCTGTCACCGGCGACGACACGACGGTGTCAATGAAGGCGATTATCAGCCGCGTCACTCCACGCGAGTCTGAGGGCTTGTACCAAGCAACTGATCTAAAGGTGATCATTGGAGCGGAAGAGCTTAATGATTACTACCCAACTCAGGCGGACCGCATCCGATACACCGAATCTGGCGCCACCCGCGAAGC